CTTCTCTTGCAAGTCTAAAAGATTTTGAGATACTTCACTAACTGTTTTGATTAGTTGACCTGCAACCTCATAAGCACGAGGATGTTCACCTTCTTTTGCTATATTCAGAATACCGTCAATTGCTTCATTGCCTTTTTCGATTAACTTATAAAGATTTGCTCTACCAGTTTCAAAATCAATATCTGGATCTTTATCTGTTGGTATTACGATTTCTTTTTTTTCTTCAACAACCTCTATCGGCATAACCTGGGTTGTAATATTCAGAACTTCATTTAGTTTATCATCTATTGTACTCATAATTATTTGTCATCACCGGTTGCCTCATCATAATTTAATCCATCATTAAAGAAATCAAGGGTTGTTGTATATGTATATGTATCATCTTTGTCAGCTGATGTTGGATTAGGTGTAACCGTAACCCTTTCACTTCTTGAAGGTGATTTATCAGATGTATCAGTATATAAATCAGCAGAAACTTTTTTGATTACAGCACTTGTACTAATTGGTCCGTACAGATAAATCTTTGCTGTGAAACTTAAAGTATATGTTATTCTTCTTAATGTTGTTAGTGAGCCTGTATAACTATCTTCATAATTAACACTCTCTAATATAAAAGGTATATCTCTTGTTGTATCCATTGTAGTACTTTCAATCATAGTTACTGTATAATCAGGTTGAAAGTAAGGTAGTATTTGTTCTATAATTTGCAAACCATCATCTGAAGTAGCAGTAAAAACATTTAACTCAAAACTTACATTGTAAGGAACAGGAGAGTATTGTGTATTTAATTTTGTTGTATCAGCATTTTCTGTAACAACGCCTACTCTCTGATTCTTATTTAATTTTCTTGAAGCATCATAAGAATATCCTGTAATATCAAATGCCATACGAGGCAAAGTAATTGCCACAGAAGAATCATCTCCAGTTAAATCTGTATTCTGTTCTAGTCTTGCAATAAACTTTTCTTTAGGAGAGTACGATAACGGTACTCTAATACTCTGTAAAGGGTTGCCACTAGAATCTAATCGTTTAATATTAATATTATTAAAGATTGTACCAAAGGCAATTACAGTATTGCGAATTTGTTTATGATAAAAGTGTTGCCCAAACATTAGTATTCGTCAACCTCTCCAAATGGATTTCTTTCACTAAAATCCAAAATGTCGTCTGTTGTAGATGATGTGTTTGTTCCTGCAGCTGTTTCAAAGGATTGCCCTTGATCCACTGGTTGTTGTGTTGCCATTGTAAAGTCCTCATTGATAAAGTAATCAATTGCACCGATAGTACTTTCTAATACAAATGCACCAGTTTCATTTTCTAAACTAAATTGAAACTGCATAGTATCAACTGATAAAGAATCTTCTGTACTATCAATTGTAGCAATACCAGTATCAAGTCTTTCAGAACTATATTCCCATTTAGTACATGATAACTTATAAGTTGGCAAAGCATTCTGTTGGTAGAATGGTTGTTCGTGTTCTACAAACTGTATTTCAAAAAATGCATTTGTTGTAGGAAAATAAACTAAGTCACCTTCGTTAGGTCTTAATGATGTTTGTAAATCTGTGTTATTAGATACTAAAGTTTCCCATCTTAATTTAGAAACAGTAAATGTAATATCATCTCTTAACTCTAGACCAAACTTTTTAATGATTTCTTGTTCGCCCATATATCCATCAGTATTATCTACATACATTTCTATAATATACGAATCATCAAAAGAGCTTGCAGGATCCTCACCAAAGATTGTATCTTTGTTTGCTAACTTTCTTGGTAAATAATAGACATCTTGGCCGTATATCTTAAGCTGTTCTATAATTAAATCTTCATATAGTCTTTGCTCAGATGTTGTGCCTGTGTCAAAATAGACATTAGTTGGCATTTATTATCCTTGTTGCATATGGGCAGGTTCTTCGTAGTTACTTCTAATTTCTTCTTCTAACTTTTGTTGTTCTGCAATCGCTGTAGAAAATAGTTCAGGTCCGTTAAGAGTAACTCCACCTAACATTGCAGTACCCGAAAACTTTGAAAGATTTTGTCCCCATTGTCTTTTGATTAAAGCTGTTGTGTATCTTTTTAAATATAGGTCATCAAACATATCTACATTACTTGCAGGATCTAATCTACGAAAAACTTCAAAAATTAAAAATTCACCAACATTAATATCATTACTCCAATCCATATCAAGAAACAATTTGTTTGATAGATGATTAAATCTCATTGGTTTTTCGCCTACTAATATGTGGTCAAGAAAATCTAAGTGTTTCATTGTCATTTCATAATGTACAATACTTGTAGATGAAAAATCGTATAGGTCGTTTAATCTTAACTGATATCTAACATCAAACATATTTAAGTTTGCTCTATCAGATAAAGGAAATACATTGACAACAGAAATTACTGTAGAAGGTACTACAAGAAAATTATTACCTTGTTTCCATGTTGTAGTTACAGAATCAGATGTTACTGATTCAGATGTATCTGCGGTCATACGAGTAACATCAGCAGCAGTTACTTGATATTTTAAATACATTCTTTCAACACCATCAACATGGTATTGAGCAAAATATTGTACTGCTTCATCTATTCTATCGTCAACCTGGTCATCATCAACATTTATGTCGATTACAGGTTTACCTAATGCTCTTAAACAGTATTCTTTTAATGTTGCTTTTGTACTTGGTACGGCCATATTTTTTCCTTGTTCTACTATTTATACTTCTATGATAATACTAAGTTAAGGTTTCTTCCAACTTCAAGCCACTTGGCACCATTATATCTAAATGTGAACAAATCACCCCTCGCTCCTGTTGTAGTAGCCGTTGGGGCTGTATCTCCCGTAAATTCAAATACGGCGTTCCAAGCAATTGTATTTGAGCCTCCTGCATCTTGTATGCAAAGAATAGCAATGTACTGTCCTGTAGTAGGATTTGAAGGAGCGTCAAAGGTTACATTAGCTGTCAGTACTACTTTAGCAACCGGCGATGCTCGTACATCCCAATCTTGTGTAGCATCAAATGATAGTGTATCTTCTGTTAAAACCACGGCACCAGATATAGCAGTTACATTATTAGAATCTGATGTGAATACTTTTGATGCTGCTGTTGTACCTAATGTTGCAAGGTCAGAAAGATTTAATTCAGCAGCAGTTGCTGTTACACCATCAAGTATATTGAGTTCTGCAGCAGTTGATGTTACATTTGTACCCCCTATATCAAGAGTAGTCATTTGTACTTCTCCTGCAACAGTTAATAAACCATCTGCTATTGTCATTAGGTCAGTATCGTCTGTGTGACCTATTGTTGTTCCGTTGATTAAAACATTATCAATGTCTAGTGAACCCCCACTAATTAATCCTGTTGTTGTTATTGCTGATGCACCTGTATCAATAGTTCCAAAACCTGAAGTTATAGAACCACTATCTAAAGCGCCTGTAGAAACAATATTACCACCACCTACTGTATGAGAAGCAAAATAAGTTGATACTGTATCAACATTGGTCATTCTCATTACACCACCGTCATTGATTAAAATACCATCGCCACTTGCTACTGCTGTTGTACCTCTTGAAGTACCACCATCTATTAAGTTAATTTCAGCAGCCGTTGAATCAACAGCAGCCAATTTAGTTAAGTCTGCTTGTACTAGTCCAGAAACTCCGTCTAGTAAGTTTAACTCAGCGGCAGTTGATGTTACATTTGTTCCACCTATATCAAGAGTAGTTACTGATATTTCTCCTGCAACAGTTACTAAACCATCTGCAACAGTTATTAAATCTGTATCATCTGTATGCCCTATTGTTGTTCCGTTGATTAAAACATTATCAATATCTAAAGAGCCGCCACTAATTAATCCTGTTGTTGTTATAGCAGAGGCGCCAGTATCAATAGTTCCAAAACCTGAAGTTATAGAACCACTATTTAAAGCACCTACTGTTACCATATTTCCACCACCAACACTTTCAGCAGCCATGTATGTAGAAACAGTTTGTACTGTGGTCATTCTCATTACACCACCATCATTAATTAATATACCATCACCATCGGCAACAGCAGTAGTGCCTCGTGAAGTACCACCATCTATTAAATTAATTTCAGTTGCAGTAGCATCTATAGCAGCTAATTTTGTTAAGTCTGATTGTACTAATCCAGAAACACCATCAAGTAAGTTTAATTCTTCTGGTGTTGAAGTTATCTGTGTTGCACTTACAGCTGCTAAAACAGGAAGAGTACCTGAAACATTTGGTAAACTTATTGTTCTATCTGCTGTAGGATCAATCGTTGTTAAGTTTGTTTCATGGGCATCATCACTTGCACCTTCAAACTTAAATGAATTTTGTATTTGAATTGTTGTTGAATCAATTGTAGTAGTTGTACCTTCAACAGTTAAGTCACCTGATAAAGTAACATCGCCATCAGCAGCAATTGTGATAGCATCTGTTGTAGTTGTACTACCTAGTGTACCTCCATCTGCAATAATCAAAGTACTATTTAAAGACGCTGGGTCAACAAAGTCCATTCTTTCAGTTGATGAATTATATTTTAAAATAAATCCATTTGACTTTGTAGCTATATTGACATCATCACTATCAAGTAAATTAACAGAACCACCGCCACCGATAGTTCCCATTTGCATACTAGTGATATGTTTAAAGTTAAGAAATTCTCTAGTTAATTTATCTAAAGTATCAATAGACCTTAAACCAGTCATCTTATCTTTTTCTAATTCATTAGCAACTTTCATTTCAGAAATTTGAGCATGAACTTTTCTTATAATATCAGGATCAGATTGTATTTCTCTTGGTAAAGGAAATCCTTGATTAAGTTGACCATATCTTTCAAGTACAATGTTTCTTGCATTTTCATCAATAATAACTTTTTCTTTTACACTATCTATTGATACTGGAATAATAGGTTCTTCTTCAACAGGTTCTACCTTTGGTTTTTCAGGTTCAACCAATACTTCTTGTTTCTTTTTCTTTTTAGATTTTTCTGTTTTTGTTAGTTGGGAAAACAGACCCTCTAAAGCATTTATTTTTTTTTCTTCTTCAGCAATCTTCTTACTTAAATCTTCTTTTTCAATCTTGATGTTTGTTAAAAAACTTTCAAAACCTTTTTCTAAATTCCACTCTTTTAACTGTTTGTCTGGATCAATTGGTATATTCTTAATAGGTTTTATACTACCATTTATTCTACCTTCTTGTAATTGAGCAATTTGTTTCTCAATATCAATATCAATGTCCATGACTTATCTAGTTACACTTGGTGTTACCGTAGCTCTTCCTTCTATTCTTCTAGTAACTAAACCAGCACTAGTAGTTGTCGTTAAATCCCAAACATATCGACCTTCAGTAAGACCTGATGTTACTGTATCTGTTAATGTAATAGACGCTGTGCCGTCAGTTGCACTTACTATTGCTGTTGTAAAACTTGTTGCACTAGTTGATAAATGAGTTTTTCTTAACTTACTCGTTACTGTTTGACCAGTTAAATCTACTACTGTTCCTGTAGAATCTTTGACAGTTACCGTTTCTGTATAATCAGCATCTTGGTCAATAGTAATGTTTTGAATTGTTGCCATGAGTCAAATTCCTATATATTAAATCTTTTCTTATATTTATAATGTAGGGAAAAGAAGTTATCTTGCCGTTGCCGGTATACCTGTTGAAGTTACAAATGGGTTTTCTGCAAATGCTAGGTAAATATGAGTATCCCCATCTCCGTTTTGAGAACCTCCTCCGTATCGTTGTTTAAATCCATTAGAAAGAATATCTCTACTCGTATCACTTCCAGTATCGTATTCAACTTCATCAGTATCAGCCTTCAATTGTTTTATTGAACCATTACTGGGGTCTCTTGTTGTATCATGTATAATCCAATTACCTGTTGAGCCTGTTTCTTTTGACATAACCCAAGCAGGTTTAAATCCTGTGTAAACAAATGTCCCATCTGCATTACCATTACCTGTGTAGGTACCAAATTTACTGTAGCCTTGTATTGGTGCAAAACAATAGGCAATATAATTATCAGCATCATCATTAACTCTTAATGTTGTTCCAACAGTAAAAACTGAACTTGTTGGTGCTGTGTCGTTCCATCTATTTGCAGCATCTGTTGTTGTGGCATTGGTATTTAAAATTAAAAAATCTGTTTCGGGTGCCGCTGTATTTTTATGATGAAATACATTCCATTCTCCATCACTTCCAATATCTCTATTTTTAACTATAATCACAGCAGGTGTTACACCTAGTCCATGTGCAACTGTTCCCGCACTACCTGTACCTACATAATCTACAATAGAAAATCCAGCAGTTGTATTTGCTTGATAACCACCAGCTGGATTATTTCCACTTTCAGTAAAAGTTGTTCTTGTTCCACCATTAGCTTTCCATTGCCAAGTTACATAGTCAACACCACCGCCAACATTTGTATTATCATTCAGGCCTTGACCATTACCTAAAGTAAATCCATCAGAAGTAGTATTTGTTACATAGACACTAAATGTTTCTTCTGCGGTGGTTGTATTTGAATATTGGTATTTAGTTAATCCTCTAGTGGTATCTGTTAAATAATGATAATGTGCGTGGTCTCTGCCTTTATTCCAAATAAAATCTGGTTCTAAATCCGAATTTCCATCATTAGTAATAGTTCTAGCAGCTTCATTGCCTGTATATAAAACTGTCTGAAAATATGCTGATGGGTCGTCTATTGTTGTATAAGCCATTATCCATACTCCGCTAAGTTTTTACTGTTTACTGCAAAGAAACCACTTGGAACTGCAAACTCAAAATTACCATGCCCATCAGCGTCTGCATTACTACTTGATATTGCAAAAGCAGGATTACCCCAATTAAATTCCCATGTTAAGTTATTTCCGCTATCTCTATATCCACCTATAGTAAAAATCCAACCCACATCATTAGCAGGTAATGTAACATCTTCATTACTTGCATCAAAAGTTGTAGAAGCATTGTTATCGTTATACCAAGTACCAGCATTACCTACCCATAGTTTATTATTATCTAAATCAATGGCCAACATAACAATATCTCCACTTGCAAAATCAGTAAA